CGGTCGGGGGGGCGTGCGAACTCGCCACTCACAGCTCTCAAAACAAGGGTAGCCTAACAATTCAATGAGTTATGAGGGTTGAGCAAATCGAAGCGTCCTGGACATCTCGCCAAGTATGCCGCGCACGCGGGAATTTCTCAGGAGGTGGCGGCGCGGCAACTCAAAAAGGCAGGCGTTGATTACTACAAGCCCTTTGACTTTGCCGCTGTGGATAAGCGCATTGCCGCTGGCCGGCATCCAGCCAGAGCGAAGTACGCCAAGCGCAAGTTTGAATCAGTCGAAACCCCGCCTTTCGAACCATCCCCAGAATCAGAACCCGAATCATCCGCAATCAGTTTTCTTGAGGCCCAACGCCGCAAGGAACTGGCGAATGCGCAGCTTAAAGAATTGGAGGTGCAGAAGCGGGCGGGAGAGCTGATCGAAGTCGCAACCGTCGAAAAGGCGATGTTCGAAAAGGGGCGGCAAGTGAGAGACGCCTTGCAATCTCTCGCTGACCGGTTGGCCGGGATTCTCGCCCCTATTAGCGACCAAGCGAAGGTGCATGAGGTCATGAGCAAGGAAATTCACCAGGCGTTAGAAGGTTTAACGGGGAAGAGTGCATGAGCGCACTGGCTTCGGCGGATCGTGTCACGTCGGCATTTGATGCGGGCCTACGCCCGGATCCACTCCAGACCCTTTCAGAATGGTCTGACGAGAATATGATTCTCCCGTCGTATTCCTCAGAGCGTGGACCGTTTAGAACCTCCCGCGTCCCGTTCCTGAAAGAGATCATGGATTGCCTCTCGCCTTCCCATCCCTGCCAAGAAGTGGTGTTTATGAAATGTGTGCAGATTGCCGGGACACAAACCGCCGTGAATTGGGCTAGCTTCGTGATTGATCGGGTGCCAGCGTCCATGATGCTCGTTGAGCCGACTGTTGACCTCGCGATGAAACTCAGTAAGACCAAAATTCAACAGGCTCTCGATGATGTGGCATGCCTCAGAGACAAAGTGAAGACGGCACGTTCCCGCGATTCAGGAAACACAATTTTGATGAAAGAATTTACGGGCGGCATGTTGGTGTTTGCCGGGGCCAATTCTGGCGTGAGTTTGCGGTTTTTGCCAGCTCGCTTCCTGTTTTTGGACGAAATCGACGCCTATCCGCAGGATGTGGACGGCGAAGGGCATCCCGTGGAGCTGGCCGAGAATCGGACATCATCCTTTGCGCGCTGCAAGATTTTCAAAAATTCCACGCCATTGACCAAAGAGCTGTCGGTGATTGAGCCTGCCTACCTGCACGGAAGTCGCGGGCATTATCATGTGCCGTGTCCGTTCTGCCTGCATATGCAGTGGCTGCAGTGGAAAAACTTCATTTTTGCTGTGGATGGGGTAACAGACCCGAAATTAGCCGCCTATCGGTGCGAAAATTCAGCCTGTGGCAAGCTCATTCAAGAACATCATAAACCGTTCATGCTGGAGAACGGCCAGTGGGTGCATGAGGATCCAGAGAACAAAGTCCGATCATTTCATATCAATATTCTCTATCAGCCCTATGGATGGAAGCTGTCCTGGGAAGTGCTGGCGGGGCAATGGCTGAAAGCGTCGAAGCGTGCAAGCCGTGGCGATACGCGAGCGCTCAAAGTGTTCATTAATACGTATTTGGCTCAAACGTGGGAAGAAAAAGCCGAAAAGTTCGCTGAGGATGAATTGCGCGAGCGCAAGGAACTCTATCCTGCGCAAGTGCCAGCTGGTTGCTATGTGCTCACCGGCGGGGTAGATGTTCAGGACGATAGGATTGAATGTTTCGACGAACAAACGGAAGTGCTTACCAGGCAGGGGTGGAAATACTTCAGAGATGTATCCTCGCTGGACGAGTTAGGCACAGTCAATCTCAAGACAGATTCCCTCGAATATCAGCGTCCATTACGCCTGATTGAGCGTCACCATGAGGGTGATATGGTCAAAATTAAGGGCCAATCAACCGATATTCTTGTGACGCCTAATCATCGAATGATCGTATTTAAGGGCCAAGCGAAAACCATCAAGCCGCAGTTTTCTCTCGCCAAAGATCTCAAGCCGTGTCAGTCGTTGAAGCGAAGGATAGGAAAGTGGGAAGGCGATCCGTACCCATTTGTCATGTTGCCGGCATCCATTGAGGATCATCACAGTTCGAATATCATGATGCGAAGAGGGAAGTATCGCGTCAAATACATGCGCGAGGGGAAATATACAGAGAAACTCTTTGCGACACTGGAAGAGGCTCATTCCTATTGGGATAGCGTGAAATCAACTGTTCGGGTTCGTGATGCAGGGCAAATAATTGACAAGGGGGTATTTGCTGAATTCATGGGATGGTTTGTCGCGGAAGGCCATAGCTACGGAAAGCATGGTCGTTACGGCGTAGTTCTCACACAAAATGCTGGCCCGAAGGCAGATGCTATTGAGAATGTGCTCCGACAATTGCCATGGAAGTATCATCGCTTCCTGAAACCGAAAAGAGGGGCAGGAATCATCAAATCGCTTGGTCGGAGCATCGTGAGCGATAAGGATTGCTATACATTTACCATTAATTCAAAGCAACTCTACACATTTGTATCTATGAATTGCGGTGTGGGGTCGTGGCGGAAGAAGGCTCCAGGGTTTGTCAAGGATGCAACGCCGGAAGTGATTGAGAGGTTTCTGGGGGCGGCGATCTCTGGTGATGGATGGATCATGAACCGCGCCGCGTCAAAGAAAAGACCTCTTAGGATGTATGGCACTAGAAGTAGGCAATTGGCCGATGATGTGCAGGAATTGTTCATTAAATGCGGGAAAAGCAGCAATGTAAGCCAGATTAAGTCTGGAATGTATTATGTGTCAGAGCTTTCTTCTTCTCGTGCGTACCTCACAAATCGCAAAATTAAACCGGCTGGCAGCTTGATAACCACTGAGCAATATTCCGGTCAAGTGTATTGCGCGAGCGTTCCAAACGAGACGCTTGTATGTCGAAGGAATGGGAAAAGTTTTCTCGCGGGGAACTGCGAAGCAAAGGGTTGGGGACTCGGTGAAGAGTGTTGGTCGATCGACTATCAGCGGTTCATGGGAAGCCCGGCGCAAAAGGAAGTGTGGGACCAATTAGACGCCTGGCTCCAAACGCAGTTCGAGCATGAACACGGCATTCCGATGAAAATGGTCCTGGTCTGTATCGATACCGGAGGCCATCATACGAAGGAAACCTATCAGTTTGTGGCTAAACGCCAGCATAAGGGGCTGCGCGCCGTGAAAGGATCTAGCATTCCGGGGGCGCGCTTGGTCTCGATCGGTGCGAAGGATAAATTGACCAAGGTTCAGTTGTTCATGGTGGGCACCGATACCGCTAAGGATACCCTCTTTGCGAACCTCAAGATTAACGATCCTGGTCCTAGCTATTACCACTTTCCAGACAATCCGAACTATGACGATGAATATTTTGCGCAGTTGACGGCGGAAGAGAAGCGCGAAAAGATCGTCAAAGGCGTGGTCGTCGGGCATTACTACCGGAAAACGAGGAAGCGGAACGAAGTCTTAGACTTGGCGGTGTATAACCATGCGGCGTTGTCGCTGTTGAATCCGAACATGGAACGACTGGCTGCAAGCTGGGATGAACGAGTGAGGAAGATAATCGGCACGCAGGATGCGAAGGGGAGTGAGCAACCGGCTGAACAGCCTACCGACTCTCGCCATTCTCTTCCCCCACGTCGCCGGAACTTTATCAAAGGGTGGCGGTAGCGTGTTACATGGCACACAAAGGAGGCGCGCTAATGTGCTGCGATGATTGGCGAGACTTCGCAAAAGGCGGAATGGTCAATGGTTCACCGACGCGTGTTGGAGAGTTGTCTTGCTCCTGTGGCATGGTGGGGAAGTTAATTCCCCCGAAACGCACGCAGGATGAAACGATAGAGCCTTATGATGAGCGCGAGTCGAACCCTTGAAGCGCCGTCGCAAATGCATCTCTCGCGTGATGATGTCCATGTGGCTTGAGGATCTATGGATTTTGCCGATGATGCTTGAGGAGAGACGATGAAGATCTTCGTAAACGGTCTTTCTTATGGGGCTGCTGTGGTATGCGGTCATGCCGCTGGCAGTGGTCATATTGCTCAATCTTGGTTCTGGTTTATCGCGGCTGTTGTGCTGTGCTGGTGGAGCACGGATATGCTGAAAAGGATAGCCGACTAATGAGCCCCAACATCGAAACCATCGAAGACACCTTAGCCTATAAACTCGGCATGCTGGCTGCGCATAAATTGGCAATGGAAGCTCTAGCTAATCGTGCAGTGCTGAATAAGCGCACAGAGAAGATGGCCGAAGCCAACGAGTGCATTGCAATTATCTATGATGTATTAAATCCGCTGTGGATGGATGCGAGCCGGGAAGCGTCCGGGCTGAACGTCGCGGCATTGGAGAAGAGGGCATGACTTGGCGCGAAACCTTAACCACCATCGCGTTCTGGATCGGTGTTTGCCTGGTGCTGTTCTATGGCTCATGGCCTGCGATAACAGGAATGTTATTAGTCGTTTGTGGACTTGGACAGATTGCACTAGATCAAATCGGCAAGGCGACCGTGGCTGGATTCAATCGCGGTGTTCAATCCGTCAAGCCGATCGTCATCTCTGAACAGGTGGGATACAAGCCGACGTTCTGCTATGCCGATGGGCGCGTGGTTCGCGTCGGGAGGGATTGTTGATTAGGGAAGATGAGTATATCGAAGTCACCTGCAAGGGCTGTCAAACCGTAGTGGCCTTTACGCCCGCCGAGATCGTTGAGCTACGTTCGAATCATGAGCTAAACGATACTGACGAGATTGAAATTCTCAATTGCCCGCGCTG